GATTGCTCTATATCAGTCAGCTCTGAAATGAAAGATACAAGTGTAAAGGAGGACGGCGGCTTCAAAGCTGTTCTACCAGGTAGAGTATCAGCTACAGTCAACTTTACAGCGTACTTCGAGGAAGCAGCTACTACAGGGTATGTACAGATAATGCCTTTACAAATAGCTGGCACTAAGCTAGATTGCAAATTCACACAAATGTTAGGCGCATTAACAGCTGAGAATGCTGGAGATCATGCTTTCACTTTTGAAGCATACGTCACTAGCTGTGATCTCAATGGAGGGGTAGAAGATACATCTACCTACAGCTGTAGCTTAGAAGTCGTCGGCGCAATTCAATTCACTGCTATCTCATAGTATGGATATCACACTTGATAATAAAAGCTATCCAGTTAAGGCTACTATGAGAGCCTGGCGGAACTTTGAGAAGGCTACAGGGGTTAAGGTGGTGGAGGTGGATGCTTCAGATCTTACATTAATTCCTGAGTTAATCTATTACTTCGTAGTAGATGGCTGTGCAGCTCAAAAGATGGAGTTTACTATGGAGGTGGATGAATGGCTAGGATTAATTACAGTACAAGATGTGCCGCAATTAGTCAAGGTCATGGAGGAGGCAATGGGAGGTAATACTTCAGACGAAAAAAAAACGGAGGGGGAGAGCCTTTAACATGGCAAAGGATAGAGGAGTTAGGGCTGGGCTTGTTGGGGCTCAGTCCTAAATCTCTATATAGTTTAACTTTTAAGGAGTTTATAAATGCAGTCAAAGGAAAGAAAGAAGAGAAGGAAAGCCAAGAGAGAGCAGCCTGGGAACGTACCCGATGGCAAACGGCGCTACTTCTCAACGTTCATACTAAAGCTGGTCATAAAATTAGCTGTAAAGATCTTGCGCTTTTTCCTTGGGAGGAGGAAGAGAAGAAGGACAAAGTAAATAATAATAAGGGCTGGGATATGTTCAAAGCTCTAGCAGATAGATAAGAGATGGCAAAGCTAGGTGATTTAGTTGTAAGGATAGGAGCAGATACAAGAGATCTAAATAAGAGCCTCGGTAAAGTACAGCGTAATATGCGCTCTATGACTTCAAACTTTACGGCTCTAGGTCAGCAGATGACTAGAGCTATAACGCTTCCTATTTTAGGTGTGGGAGCTATGGCTATTAAAAGCGCTGCAGACCTGGAGAAGATGGAGGTAAGCTTTATCTCTCTAACAGGAGGAGCTAAGCAAGCGGCTGACATGATGAAGCAGCTTAATGAGTTCACAGCTAAGACGCCCTTTCAGATAGATGCGGTTGCTACTTCAGCCAGGCAGCTTATAGCTTCAGGAACTAAACTCTCTGAGGTAAATGAGCAACTTCAATTTTTAGGAGATATAGCAGCCACAACTGGACAACCTATTAACGAGATAGCAGCCATCTTCGCTAAAGTAAATGCTAAAGGAAAGGTAGAGCTAGAGAATTTAAACCAATTAGCAGAGAGAGGAATACCAATATTTAAGGCTCTCTCAGATGCTACAGGATTACTTCCTTCAGAGCTCGGAGCTGGAGCTGTAAGCGTTGAGCAGTTTAATGCTACTTTAAAGAGCTTTAACGAGGAGGGAGGGCTAGCTAACGGAGCTATGGAGAAGCTTTCTAAAACGGCTACAGGTAAATTCAGTACAGCTCTAGACAATTTAAAACTTTCTGGAGCAGCTTTAGCTGAAGATTTGCTTCCAAGTTTAAATGCTGCTTTAGATAAAGTCATAGAGTTAGCTCAAGGATTTACACAGCTATCAGATAAGGCTAAGAGTAATATCTTATCTATAGGGGGTTTAGTTGCTGCTTTAGGACCTTTACTTATTATGATACCTAAAATAATAGCTTTGTTTTCGTTTTTAGGAGGTCCTATAACGGCTGCTGTTTTAGCTATGACAGCTCTAGCTGTTATTATTAACGATGTTAGAAAGGTTTATGGTAAAGTAGAGACAACCTTAGAGAGGGCTAATAAGTCTATGCATAGGCAAAGCTCAGAGGTTAGGCACTTAGTGAATGCTTATAATGATACTAATCTTTCTCTAAAGGATAAGGAGAGAATTTTAAAACGTCTAGAGGATATAGATGGCACACATTTTAAAAATTTAACGGCTGAGAATACAACTTATAACGATCTAGTAAAAAATTTAGATCTATATACAGCAGCCTTACGCAGATCATACTTAGAGAAAGCTTACCAGAAGCAAGGAGAGGACCTATTTAAGCAATTAGCAGACAACGAAGCTAGGCTACTCGTTGAGATGGAGAAGAGTGCTAAACGTAAAGAGAAATTTGATAGAGGAGATTTCTGGCTTGGAGATCATGGAGATGTAAAAGGAGCTAAGATTAGAATAAATAAAACGCTTAAATTAATTGAGGAGTTTGAAGCAGATAAGTTAAAGATCTTAGAGAAGTATGCAACTACAGCGGAGGTAATAAGCGGAGGAGAGGATAAAAAAGAAGGGCTAACTATTGTAAGACCTGAACAGATGGAGCTCCTAGAGAAGTTGCCTCCTAAGCTCATAGCTATTAAGGAACCTTTAAAAGAGCTACAGGAATCTACATTTGAAACAGAGGAGATCTTTAAAGGCTTAAGTGATACTATGATAGATGTATCTAACTCATTCGGTCAAGCCTTTGGAGAGATGGCTAAAGGAGCTCTAACAGGCAAAGAAGCTCTAAAGAGCTTTGCTAGAGATGCTATACGATCTGTGATAGCTATGGCGAAAGCTAATGTAATAGCTAACGCTACGAGCGCCATGAATATAGGAAATCAAGTAAGCGGAGGTTTAGCTGCTCCAGCTTTTGCTCTAGCTGGTTTGTCAGCTCTAGAGGCTCTCCTGGTTAACGTACCAGCTTTAAAAACAGGAGGACTAGCCTATGGACCTACTCTCGCAATGGTAGGAGATAACGCTGGGGCTAGTGTAGATCCTGAAGTAATAGCTCCTTTATCTAAGCTAGAGAAGATAATGGGAAGTACATCTATCCAGGTGTACGGCCGCATTTCTGGTGATGACATAGTAATAAGTAATAACAGAGCGTCGAGAGATAGAAACAGATTCTAATGGGCTATACTTTATTTACATCTGAATTTACTGATCTTAAAGATGAGGACTGGAAAGTAAAAATTTATACTACAAATGCGGGGAGTGACTTAGATTTACCTTTCTTTCTTGGTCCTGACGGCTTCAGGCTTTCTTATGATTTCGATGAGTACGATAGATGCAAACCTATAGTAGGGAGTAGGGTACAATTTACTATGTATCAAAATGATTCTTATGATGCTATAAGTAACGCTTTCTATATATTGCTAGGCGGCGAAACAGAAGGAGAGTGGAGAGTAGAAATATACAAAGATCCAGATTCAACTAACACCTTGTTTTGGGCTGGAGAGCTACTAGCAGAACAAACTGTTATTCCGGATGAATTTCCAAGCGCAGCTGTACAGCTTACAGCTGTAGATGGTTTAGCTAATCTCAAAGGAATAAAGTACAACAGCAGCGGTACAGCTTACACAGGTACGACTACTATACTAGGACATCTCCATAACATTATACAAAAGCTTCATGTAGCAGATATCTGGACGGCTTCAGATATAGAGCTTAAATTTTATGAGGATTTTATAGGCAAAGAGTATAAAGATGACATAGCTGGAGCTCAAAATAAGCAGCTAGAAAATGCTAAAATTGCTCACGATGCTTTTTATAATAAAGATGAGGATGGAGTAAAGCAGTACTACTCAACTTATGAAGTACTAGAAACTCTAGCTTTAACTTTTAATGCTTGTGTATTCTGTTCAGAGGGCTCTGTATGGTGGGTTCCTTTGGGAGCTCTCCAGGATCATGCTAATACTTTAGATACTGCAAATTATATGCTCGGAGATGGATCTGTAACATATAACACAGTAGCCAATGTAACCACTGGAGCAACCTTTGGAAGTGCTTCCACACAATACGAGAAGCTTAAAGGATGGGAGCGTACAAGTACACCACAGTTTAAAGAGGTAAAACGTACTAGAGAGTATGGAGGAGTAAAGCCAGTAGTAAAAGACAGCCTATATAATAAGACTGAAATAGTAGCGAGCACTATACTAGATGACGAGGATATAGAGTATCCAGCTGGTAGAAAGTTCTTAGTAAGTGGTATGCTTCGTTATGAGTATCCAGGAGATAACACTTCTACCAATGGAGATAAAATAGCCAGGTTAAAGCTAGGTATTAGAATACGTGTAGGAGATGCTGGAGGGACTGATAGATATCTACTCAGAGCTACGACTTTTAATGCTAATAATTTTAGCTATGCTAACTACTTTGATAGCGCTACAGACACAGACGAAAACGACTTTTTTTACTATAACGCAGAGCAGATAGATGCAGCCTGGAGCGCTTCGCCTTCATACTATGATATAATCTCACCCTCTTTTAATAAGAGACTAGGTACAGAAAACAATCAATCAGGCGTGTTATTCGTAGGCTTCCAGTTCCTAACTCCAGAAATTACAGCGGCAACAGGTTTGCAGCTCTCAGCTGCTATAGCTGGAGTAAATAAAACAGGAGTAGCAGATACAGACTTAATAGACGGTACTTCAGACTTCTCTATAATTAACTTCCAGGCTAATATATACGACGAAGCTACAGCTCAAGAATTTAATTCTTATGACATCACAGCTACGAATCCAGATGACGCAAGATATAAATTTAACCAGGGTACTACTCTTATAGGAGATAGAATATCAGATAGTGATCTAGGTACTATACTTATAAATGACGGCTCTAGCTATGTAGATTCTACAGAGTGGACGGGAATACAAAGCAGTACAAGTTCTTTATCTATTAATGGTATGGGAGTACGTGAAAGACTAGCAGCCAATTTAACAGGAAAGAGGATAGAAAGAGGAACGCTTTATAAAGTTGGGAGCACCTGGATACATCCTTATACTATACTGTCATATCTAGATGACTCAGGTAACTACTATCAAATAACAGGATTAAACTATGTAGCCAATAGCTGCGAGTACGATATACAATGTATGTACTTATCTAGAGACATCACTGGAATTACAGTGGCTCAGGATAATAGTAAAGGTCCTAATTCAGGGGGTCCTCCTGATGTTTTACCAGATACTAAAGGACCTGGCCCAGATAATATAGTTAGCGACAACACTACAAAGCTAGGATTTGTCACTACAGACACCTATGGTATTACTAAGGTAACAACCAGTACAGGAGGTGCTGGAATAGATATAAACTTACCAATAAGTAAGGCGGCGGCTGGTCAAGAGGAAATA